GTTGTAGTAGCTTTAGTACTTATATTAAATACAGTGTCATCTATAGTTAAACTTGAAGTACTTTCACCAACTAGTCTATACTTAGTATCTACTTTTCTGTATAAAGTAACTGATTCTAAGTTACTAAAACTTGATATACTTAGTCTAATACCTCTAGTACCTGTATAGGTAAATGGCTTAATCTCATACTTAATTGAACCAGCTAGTGTTTTATACTGAATTAAATAAGTATAAGTTCCTGCATCAAAAGTAACTGTACTACCACTTAGTATATTACTTAATGTAAATGTTACACTAAAACTAGTTGTAGTAGTTAATTTAGTAGTTGGGTTAGCTAAACCTATATCATATATATTAGTACCATCAGAAGTTTTCTTAACTGTATCTATACCATTAGCTATATATAACTTATCATTAAACTCTACATAACTTGTACCTGCATTGCTACTTAAGTACGTACCTTTAAACTCTGTAAATATAGGTTTATCTACAGGTATAGTATTTGAAGTGGCTGTTAAGTCTTTTAGTGGTTTAATAATTCCAGAAGTAATATCTACATTAGTACATACAGTACTTTCATTTACTTGTATTAAGTTAGGTGATAGTCTTTTAGACAAACCACCTGAAAAATCATTTATAGTCATATGTATCTCCTATACAAAATCTGCTCTGTTATACCAACCTTTTTGGTTAAGCCTTAAATCTTCTCTAAGTTCACATAGTTTAGCATAATGCTCTTTTTCTTCTATATCATAGAATACATCAAACTTCTCAACATCATAGTCATTTATAGCTTTAAGTGTTTTAGGTCCTATATCTCCATCTATAACTACACCAACTAACTCTTGAGCTTTTTTGATAGCTATCTTCATTCCTGCATTAGTTCCAAAGATAAATATTTCATCCGCTTTTCTTTGTTCAAGTACTTCATCTAAGTTAGCTTTATTCCAAAACTCACGTCTATAGAACTCATATACTAATTGTGTTAGGTCTGATACATTTGATAATATAACACTACATTGTTCAATATCAGGTGCATTAGCTAAATATCTTTTTATGATATTCCACCCTTTCCAGTTTGGATGTGCTACTTCATAAATTCCAAAAAAGGTGAGACCATGCTCACCTTCATTTTTATGTAGCAACTTACTAACAGTTTTATACTCTACTTGTTTAAGTAAAAGCATAGACTTTTCTAAGTTTGCCATTATTTATTCCTTTCTACTTTCTTAACTTTTTCAAATGTACGTAAAGTACCTAAACCTAATAAGCCACCTAATATTGTCATTAAACTACCTAGGTCTAATGTTGGTGGAATTGGTATAACTACATTTAGTGCTAAACAAATCCACATTAATATTGGAGTTACTAAGAACTGAAATGCTAGGGCCGTACCACAAACCCAACCAATGAATGGTCTCCAACCAGCTACAAATATACTTGAAGACTTAGCCTCTTCTTGATTAATTAATAGTTGTCCATTAATTAAGGCTTGATTTAGTTGTTCTAACTGTAAATCTAGTTTAGCCTTTTCAATTGGGTCAACTATCTTTTCACCAGTTATTGCTTCTCTAGCCGAAGTAAGAAGATTACCTATATTTCCTAAATCTATATCTATCATATTAACCTCCAAAGATTATTTTTCTAATTGGTTCTATATTTAACATACATAAACCTAGTAAAGTTGCAAGTAATAGTTTAGGATATTTACTGAAGAACCTAGCTACTTCAAGGTCCTTAAAACCTTCGTCAACTTTATCTTCAAGTTCCTTTATATTACCAGATAATTTATCTTCTAAATCAGATATTACTTTGTAACTCCTCTTGAATGACTCCTTTGTATTACCATCAAGATTTGTAATCTTCTCTAGCCATAAGTCTATCTTACCTATGGCTTGAGCCATATTACCCATATTTTCAGCCATTTTATTCTGGCTTTCAGCCATACCTTTTAGTATAGTCTGCATTTCAATGAGCATCCTATCATGCTCATCTACTTTGTTTTCTAATCTTTCACTCACTATTTAGCTCCTTCTAATAAGTCTTCCCCACCATATTTAGCCTTTAATCCAGTATACAATGAAGCATAACCTCTTAAATCCTCAACGAATTCAGTATTAAAGTTAAACTCATCAATCTTATTCATTACTTCAACTGTTTTAGTTTCTTGTGCTTCAATACCTTCTGATGCTTCTACAGCTGGTATTTCTTCTGTTGTTTTATTATAAACACCTACTAATGCAGTCCATCCTTCTTTTGATGAACCCCATAATCTGTCTACTCTGATAATTGCATCTTTTACTTCTATGCCTTTGAAGTTATAGTTTGTTTTAATTGACATTTTTAATCCTTATATTTATTTTTCTGACCAAGCTGTCCAACCACCATTAGAGAGACATCTAACAAATGTTCTTCCTGCTAGCGTACTCGAACTTAAAGCACCTAAACAAGTAAATCTTTGCATAGCCCATATATCAGATATGTGTATTATTACTTCAAGGTAGCCATAGTCAAGAGCTGGAATATTTGAACTAGCAGAGGATACAACATATGTTTTAGTTACTGATTTTAATGTGTTAAGGTCTTCGGTTATAGCTGGAATAGCTCCTGAGCTAATAGTTCCATTAACTTGTAATTTATCTATACCATTATCAATAGTAGTTCCAATTAATAGGTTTCCACTTGCATTTAAAGTCATACCTACTCTTCTAGCGGTATTTCCACTTGAAATCATAAAATCAATCCAACTTACATCAAGCCAAGACCTGTTCACCCTAATTCCAGCTCCAGCGTGTGTCCAATTTGAATCAGTAGGTGTGACTACAATTTCAGTTGATTTAGTATTACTAGGGGTATTATCTGCTCCATCACCCAAGTGTAATTTAACACTTGGCACTACACCAATACCTAGATTACTAGTACTATCCAAAGTCATAACATTTGTCCAAGTAATAGCATTTCCTGCTATTCCTGATGGTGCTGTATCCCAATAATGAATTCCTCCTACCATAGAGTAATTACTGGCACCATATCCAGTGTGTTTATATTCCCATGTATTAGACCCAAGAGGAGTTCTAGTGTTGTAAGCATTAACAGCTTTTCCTCCTCCAACAATATCTGTAATATATGAGTAATCACTTGAAAAAAGATAATCTATTGATTTTAAAGAAGTACCCCAAGCACTTGGAACTACTTCAATACCCACATTACCATTATCATCAATCACAACACCACTATTCTGAACTGCTCCAGTAGTTCCATCAAATCTAACCACAGCATTATCTGTACTTGTGACTTTTTCTACTTTAGTACTTATTAAATCTCTGTCATGATTTTCGTCTATTCCAGTAGTTCTAACATATAAAGTACCATTACTATGTGCGTGAATAACAAAAGCTATTGGCATTTTTAGTGCTGTATCAGCAGGCTCAACTTTAGTTAAGGCTCCAGTAGCTTTAACATATAATATATCACCATCTACCCAAGTCTCTCCATAATCTGAACCTGTAGTGTTTAAGCCTCTAACCTTTCCATTTCTTGTAACAAAGCCATAGGGGTTTGCATTATTACTTGGAAGAACAGCTTGTGTAGTTACACCTATAATTCTTTTAGCACTTGCTTTTGTACCATCGTGTAAAGCTATTAGTATATTACCACTATTTCCATTGGTACCAACTGCCATAACAGGCTTACCATTAGGTATAGTTGTAAGAGTATTATTCTTACAATAAACTACTTCTTCTTGTCCAACCTGTAATGTAACATTATCATTAAGAACCAAATCATAAGTTAACTCCGTATTATTCCAAGTTGCTGTACCAGCTGTACCAGTACCTCCATTTAATTTAACACTGTCAAAACTAGGTGTTCTTGTATTTACCCATTTAGTACCATTCCAAGTAAGTATATCTCCTGTAGTTATAGAAGTTAAAGTAACATCTAATAAACCAGATAAATATATTTGTGGTATAGTATACCAAGTAGTATTATCTAAACTATATACTTTTAAAGCATTTGAAGAACCATTAAAATACATTGCCCCATCTTGTAGAGCATTTCCATCATTATCTAGTGTTGGGTCACTAGTTTTAACACCTAAGAATCTATCATCAAACGTATCATATATACTTTCAACAGCTACCTTCATAGCACTTACATCATCTTTATAACCAGCTACAATCCCTTTATCAGTTGATACAGTTAACTTATCAGCTGCAACTTGTATTGCATTATCATTAACTAGTAATAACTCAGTTAAGTTTGGTATAACTTGAGAGTTTATATTATTTAAAGCTGTTAAGTTATTATAGATAGCTATTAGCATAGTTAAGTTATCATATATACTTTCTAACTTAGTTAAATCTGTATATATTGCTTGCAACTTAGACATATTAGTATCTATATTCTGTAACTTAGACATATTAGTATCTATGTTTTGTAACTTAGACATATTAGTATCTATGTTTTGTAGTTTAGCTATATTTGTATATAAAGACTGTAAAGCTACTAAGTTATCTTCTAAGGTATTAATAACAGTTAAGTTATCCTCAACCTTACCTATAGTAGTTAAATTATCATATATAGTTTGTAGTTCAGTAGTCATACTACCTAGTGCTTCTAAGTTAATACTTTGTGCCCATTCTAGCAAGGATTGTGTTTCATCAAATGGTAAGTTACCAGCATTAATTTTAGTAACATCTACATTTTGACCAGCTCTAATTTGTGTAACTATACCAACCCCAAATAATAAATCTTCTAAACCCAGTTTTTGCCTATTTAAATTTATTTCTCTCACGCAAAAGCTCCTCTGTATTCAACTATTCTATCATGTATAATATTACTATCTACACTTTCTGAATTTTTACACGAATCAACATAATTAACGTATAATTGTAGTTGTTCATTTCCATACTGTCTATTCACTGCATCAGTATCACTTCTAAGACACATTGCTGTTACATATAACTCTAGCGCTTTATCATACATACTATGTAATTCTAAATCAGTATCTATAGTATTAATAGTTACAACTTTTGGTTTTTTAATAACATAAACAATTAGGTATTGGTCTAAATTACTTTCTACATCTTCAATAGATGGTATTTGGTAATCATCATCCCCTATAGTTATATCTATAAGTCCACCATATAAACTATTTTGTGTAACTATATCTATAGCACCTTCAACTCTAGGATATACTCTAATCATACCCTTATTTAGATGGTCAAAAGTTACATATTTAACTTCAGTACCAGTAGCACTTTGCCAATCTACATCTAGTTTATCAAGTTCAACATAGCTTTTTGCTTCTATATTTCTGCCCAAATATTCAGTTCTTATGAACTCTAATACATAAGGTCTTAAATCATATATTGCTGCAGATACACTTAACCCAACATATATACGTTCTCTTAAACACTTAGTTGCTAGTACAAAGTCACTTATTGCACTATTTAAGTGTCGTATAAGAATATCATCTGTATATCTTTGAGTATTAGTATCACCTAAATCAATTCTAACATTTGATATAATGTTAGTTATTCTACTCATTTTATATCCTTATAAACTTATAGAGCCCTACTGAGTATTTCATTAGAGCTCTATAAGCTTACTTTACTCAGTAGAGCTATAAATAGGAGATTAACTCCTATTTATTAAGATTGTGTATATTCACCATTAGTCATAGTATATTCAATATACTCAACTATAATTTTTACACTTCCTTGACTTGGTGCTGTAACACCTGCTCTAATAGTAATATCTTTTGCAATATCTAAATCAACTACAGCAACTGTTGCTAAGTTATTTGCATCTAATGCACCTTCATTTACTACTACAGTTGTTCCAGCCAATAGATCGAATGTAGCCCCAGTGTTAACTGCTGCAGTTTCAATAACTACAACTTTTGTAATTACTGAGTTAGCTGCAAATGTAGCTACTATTGAACCATCACCAGTGATATCAGCATATCCTAATTCGAATACACCAACACTCACTTCTCTTTTTTGATTAAACTTTGAGTTTCTTTTTAAGTTTTTCGCTGCCATTTTCTATCCTTATATCTTAATATCGAATGCAACAGAACCGTTTGAAATACCACCGATACCTGTATCATAATCTAAATTTTCTACAGTTAATGAAGTAGTTCTAGTGTTACACCATACTTCTAATAATGACTCAGATTTAATTCCAAAGTCTTCTGACTCTTGGTATTTATAATCAGGCATTCTTCCAAACGCTTGTTGCATAGCACCTGCACCTAAGATTAATCCTCTTGAGTATAAGTTACCTGTTGCAGTATAGAAACCAGTATCACCTGTCCATTT